TTTGCACCTCTAATCCTATTTATAGACCTGTTTGCAATTTAACTGCATTTAGTGTCTGTTTTATTGGTGGTTTAAGTTATAGTTTAATTAAAGTATCTATCATTCGTTTAGTTGATAGGAGGGATGGACATCCTACCTATTAAGCTGAAGGCCTCAGGGGCTATCGGCATGTTTGGAAAGCTTAAAGAAATTCAAGGTTTTAGTTTATTGAAGAGTTGTGGCAAGTATAAAGGGTTAATTGCTTGTATTGCTGCAACTGTTGCCGTTACTATGTTTGTTAAGGTAGTAAGGCAACCGGCTGAATATCTTAGTAGGGAGTTTATTACAAATGTTATTGATTATGGAAGAATTAGTCATAGATTAAATTCGCATTATTTAAGGATGGAGTTTAGGGATTTAGGATTGCCGCAGATACGCTCTCGCAATCTCTCTCACACGCACCCTGAAAGTGCTGCCTGGCGTTCTAGTGCAGCTACTTTTGCCAGGTTGTTATGTAGTCAATTGGGTTATGAACCATATATTTATCAGGGTTCAGCCGCTGACGTGCGTGATGGTTTTAAGTACTCTAGAGATTATCATTGGTTTAAGGACGTTACTACGCCGTCTAAACCGTGCTTACCTGAAGAAAATCAACTTATTGTTATTGTCGATGTTGATTATTATTTAGATTTGCCCTCCTTTTTATTGGAGTATGATAATCCTGTGTTGCTTTATACATTTCAGCCAGAAATGGTGGCTGATGATGGTAATGAAGTGACGCGAGATACACCAAATGGACTTGAAATTGTAAAACCAAGTTCTGAGTTCTCATTCCGTTTTAATTCTAATAATGAAGTTATATACAATGTTAGTGGTGGAGCAAATTACCAACATCATGTTTGGAATTTTGCTAAGGATGTTATTACTGTGTCCAGTGGTTGGACTACGCGTAGTTATGTGGTGGAGCGCCGTAAGGCTAACTTGCATCATGAATACGTATTGTTAGTGCCCACTGGTTCTTGGTATGGTTTATACTCCTGGTTTACTAGTGTTTTAACCAGTGATAAACTTGAACACCTTAAACCCAATTGTGGTGAATTTAATTGCCTCGATGTGAAGACAAAGACGGAATTAGTACGCAGTATTGCAAAGGTTGGTGAATACAATCATGCTGATGTACCTATTTCAGTCTTTGATGCTATACAAAGCGTCGGGCGTAATTCTAAATTGGCTGTTGGAAATGCTACAGTGCAAAGCTGGATCGATAATGATCGTAAAGCAGCGACTGTGCTAGTTGATTACCTTCGTGTTAATAAACAGGTAATTCCAGCGTTTGTGTACCCTAGTAGTGAAGGAGTACGCAAATTCCAAATCATACAAAAGTATGAAGACATAAATGATTCAGATGCGTATATGGTATCGTTCATGTCACCAATTTATCCTAATACATTTGTACCTACTAAAGATAAATCTAATGATACTGCTGCAGTT